CCACGGACCGGTAGACCGAGTAGCACAGTGCCCCGGGAACCACGCCCCACGAAAGAACGTAGCCGCCCACGCCGCCGAAAACCAATCCGGTGGGCGCTCCTATACGCTCGATGGGCGCGAGGTAAATCGTCGGCTCGCCGGTCCCCGAGAAGTCGAAGTCGCAGACGGGCGGACAAACGTAGATCAGAGGAACCCGCCGGTTGTAGAGGTATTCGAATGCGATCATACGACGCCCGAGCTGTAGATTGGAGCGCGGAGTTTGGAAAGCCCGTTCTCCGCCGCTTTGTTGGCGATGATGCTTGCCACCCGGTCCGCCGCTTCCTGGGAAATAATGCTGTGGGACACGCCAACGCCAACCGCCGTGAAACCGTCTGTGGTAATCGAGGTTGTCTTGGTAGCCGAAAAAGCTATCAGCTCCCGGGTCGCCAGTGACGCGTATGCAAGCGCTGCTGAATCCGAAGCCACGCCCTCTCCGTCAAACCTGACGGCATTTGATTTTGATTCATCGGAACAAGCGAGTGAGTCGCCGGAAGTGTCCTCGAACTCGGGCTGTGCCCAAGCTCGGATCCATCGGATTGTAGCGGGGCCTTGCCCTGCGATAAGCAATTGAAAACTTTCATCGTGATCTTCGTTTAGAGTGCGCTCCGCCGGGCAGGACCCGGTATCCTCGTCGATGTTCTGCCCTCGCGCGTCTTCCGTGCGGAGCAGTCGCGACTGTGGCTTGTAGGCGAACAACGTCGTATTGATCGTGATCTCCATTCCAGACTGAATGCACCCGCGCTCGACGCTGAGTTTTCGGGACAGCACTCGCTTGAACGCCCCGCGCATCCCGCCCGCGTAAAAGATGGCAAGATCCAGGTCTTCCTCGACGCCGCACAGCGCCAGGTCGGCGTAGCAAAATGTCGAATCGGATCCCTTGAGTTTCTCGGCTCCGCTGGTCTGACCGAAGTATCCGCGCGACATGACCGCCCAGGTGATCGGACAGCCGCTGTCCAGCCGCTCGGACAGGAAGCATTCCCACAAGCGGTTCTGGCCGTCCTCGTCCGTGCTCACATGATAAATACGCTCCTCGCCGAAGATAACCCCATACACCCATTCGACCGGGCGCGTGCCCAACCAATAGCCGGCCCAGGACGGTCCCGAGTCGTCTTGAAGAGTCTGAAAGCTCGCGGAGTTCAGGACCCACGTGTGCTTGTTGTAGAGGTCTTCGGCGGGGACGCTGAGCAGAACGTAAGGTCCGAAAGCTCCGCCAGCGCACAAGCTGAGGTCGCTGTGCAGCGTGGTTTTACTCACGTGCATTTCCGCGTCGCGCGTGGGCATGCGAGCCACGTCTTGCGCGGAGGTGGTCGCGTCGAAAAATACCAGACCGCTGGAAGACATCCAGGTAAGCCGTCCGAAGTGGTTCACCACGGACCGCTGCGACATGCAGCCCACCTTGAAAATCTCGCGCTGAAAGTCCTCGGTGTCGGGCCAGGTGGCGCGGTCGCGGACGTTCGCCCGGACAAGCGAAGTGGTCGTCGGGGTAAAGACCAAGAGCTGCGGCGAGTCGATGCCGGGAGTCACCGTCATGGCGGTAACCTCTTCCTTGAAGACAAACGCGCTGACGCCGCCCAGGTAAATCTGCTCGCGGAAACTGAACGGATCCGCAATGTCGCTGGCATAAACGTAATTGCCTGACGCAACCCAAAGGCGGTCGCCAACCCATGCCATTGCGCTGCCGACCGGGGTCTCGAAAGCATTGTCGCGCACATGGCCGGACTGCGAACCGTCATACCACGCCGGCGCGGTTAGGCCGCCGTCCTGGATGAAAAGCACGGCGCGAGGGTCGATCAGCGTAATTGCGGAAGCCAGATCGGTGGTCACCCGGGTAGCCGATTGCTCGGTGAGAGACCAGAAAACCTGCTTGGCGGTCGACGACATTCGCACGTTATCGAGCATGCGAAAATTCCCGAAGGGCCAGTCGGCCACATAGACAACTCCGTCGATGCAAACCACGATCTGTTCCAGTCCGGTCTTGGGCCGGAACAAGGCCGCGCCTTGCAGTTTCCCATAGGGAAGCGTGACGATGCACTTGTAGCCAGGCCGGCAAGACAGCGTGCCGCCCACGTTGAGCATGTTAATCGCGCTCCAGTAGTAACCCATGGGGATCTGCCCCGGGTCGCTGTCGGATTTAGCTCCCTTAAAAAACGTGCCGTCCCAGTCTATGATTCGCGTTGGCATTACCGGATGTCGTAATCTTTTTTGTCTTGCGGGTTATTGAAGTCCTCGATCTGAGGCGGCATGTAGTTCACCGGCTCGGAAGCGGTCTGGGCTTCGATCTCCAGGCGGGCCGCGTCGGACTCGTAAGAGTGCGCGTTGGCCACGTCCGCGTCGGCGTAATACTTGCAGGCCCGCACGGCCAGGAGAAAAGCCAGCCGGCTTCTCAGCGGGACGTGATCGTGCCGCGTGTAGAACGTCGGGCTGATCTTGCGATACGCGATACGAACCCACGAGCACGATGTAAAAAGCTTGATGCGCCGGTATTGCGGGAGAACTTCGTCGGGCTCGTAGATTGCGAGGAGAGTTCCAGTAAGTCCTGAATTGTCGATAGTGGCGAGACGGACGCTGCCCGCCGTGCGAACTTTCTTAACGCCCACAATTCTGCCAATCGTCGGTGCAATCGAGTCAGGAATCGCGTAACCGTAGACCGTCGGGACCTGGTAGCCATCGAGCCATTCTCCATTCACCTGCCGCCGGAGCCGGTTGCCCTGATAGTCGTAGCCGTAGACGATCAGCTCAGAGTTGTTATCCGCGTTGGACTGGAGGTAAGCCACGAGCTTGGAAGGCGTCAACAGGTCGCGGTAGGTCGAATGCCACTGACCTTGATCCTGCCAGGCCCAGTCGCACGCGCCCCGGCAGTCGCCCGGACCGTTCAAATGGAAGTTGAAAAGCTGATCGAACCCGAGCGTCGGTTTGCCACCGAGGTTCACCGCCAGCACCGTCTCCACCTCGCGAGGCAGTGTCACGCAAAGCCCGCCGTTGGTGCAGATATCGAGCCAGCCCCGCCAGCCCTCGAATTCGCCCTTGTTGGCAATGAGCGTGACCGCGTCCCCGAGGAACCGGAAGAACCGCGTGTCATCGCAGTTTCCCACGATCCGTTTCGCCTCGTCGTAGATTTCGGCAACAGTGAACAAGTTAGTCCTCCTCTTCCGCGTAGCCCTCGATCTTTTCGTCGCGGAGAGCGTCCAGAGCGTCGCTGGTTTCCGTATCGGCCTTGATGGCGGGGCCGCCGCTGCCCTTGATGTCCTTCATCGAGAGCAGCTCAATGCACACCTCGTAACGTCCCTCCGCCACCTCGGTAGTGACTCGGCGCAGCCGGAACTTCACGGTGGCCGTCCCGGACTTCGGGAGGTCGTAAGGCTTGGTTCCTTCCAGGTGAATCGTCGGTCCATCGGGACCCTTCATGTCCGAAATGGAAACTGGATCTTTGCGGGTGTGTTTTACTAAGTCAAGAGTGGTTGTCATAGAATCTTTTACAATACCAAGCCAACCCGGTCAGCCAAATACCGGATGTAAGCTTTCTGCGTTGCTGTGCTATCCGCTGTCGTGCGGACGATGAACTCGTAAATCGCCATACCCTGCATTTTTCCGCTGATCGGATTTCCTCCGAGGTAAAACCCGCCGGTAAGCGGGTTCGGGATCCCCAAAGTTCCGCGCTTAAACCAATCCTTGTCCAGCCGAAGATAGCTGGCATATCCGTTGAAAACAGCGGTAGTGATTCTCCACACGTCATAAACCGTCGCGACGCCGCGATCTATCCGGGTGGAGGGCGCTCGGTTGACGAAAAGCGACTCGTCGGTGCTGTTCAAATCACACAAAATCTCGCCGGCCGGGGTAATGCTCCCGTAAAGGTATCCAGCAAAAGCTCGAACGTGCGGCCGCCAAAGCAGATATACCGTCAACGGCCCGGGGATTGCCGGCGGACCGCCAAGTCCGGACGTGTCCATCGTCAGGCAGGCGTCGGTCTCATACGTGATAATGCATCGTTTTCCGTCAATGGCGGCAAAAATCTTTTGGGCTCCAGAATTTTCAACGTAAGTGGTGTCCCAGCCAACTTCGGTAAGCTGCCATTCTGTCACCTCGACTTGCCCCCATCCAGCAGCATTCGGATCTCGCAAACCAACGGTTACTGGCGGCCCCGAATTCTGCCCGACAAAAGTTGTGGAATACTCCGTCAGCACTCCGTCAATGGTGATGTTGGTAGCGGTCCCCGTCGGGGAGTTAATGTGGTAAAGCTGTAACGCGGTGTTTCCAGAAATCCTCCGGATCTTAACTCGGAACCGATAGGTAACTCCCGGTCGGGTAAAGGTATTCCCTTGTGTGATGCGTCCGTTCAAGGCGGTAAAGGTGCAGGTGGTCGCCGAATTCTTAGTGCAGCTAGTCGTGCCCCAATCAGCATTTAGAATCGTATTAGTGTATGAGAGCAAATTCCCCTGGTTGTCCGCCCGGGTGTAGACGGGCCGCCAAACAGTAGCGGGAGCCCACGCCCAAAAATTGCTGCTCGCGACTTTTGCCGTCTTGTCGACCTGGGAGTTCATCCGGTTTCCCCAGACATCCACCGCAGTAGAACCAGCGACGGTCACCATGTTCTCGTCACCGGACCACCAACCCCAAATCTCGGGATCGTCCGGATTCGGAATTCGCATTCCGGTATCTTCGCGATTCGCGACACACCGACGAGTTGAAATATATTGGCCCATATTAGTCTTGCAGCACACCAAGGGTAATCGACAGGTCGTTGTTGAACCCGTAGTTAGGGGTTCCCCCGCAGATCACAATGTAGTAGATGTCCTGAGTTGCCGCCGAAAGCACCAGGCCAATCCCGGTCTTCGTCGCATGCGAGGACACCGCCGTCACATAATAATCGCCGGTTTCGACCCGCATAGTTCCAATAACTTTTGCCGTATCGGCCGGGTCCAAAACGAAAGCGCCGTCATCCGCAACAGTAGAACTGGTGGGGTTCGCGTTGAAAAACACGAAAGTCAACTCGGCGGATTGAT